CGAGCAAGGAGACGCGATCATCTGCCGGAACAACGCGCCACTCTTCCGCATGGCGATCCGCATGATCGAGGCCGGGCAACTTCCAGAACTCTCCGGCCGCGACCTCGCCGGGCCGCTCAAAAAGATCCTGACCGCCCTCGGCAAGCCCAACTTCCTCCAGCTTCAGGCCATCCACGCCCTGAACTCCTGGCGGGACAACGAGAAACGTCGGGCTCGTCCCGGCGCAGTCGGCGCCATCGAGGATAAGTTCGAGTGCCTTCTCGTCATCCTTGAAAAGACCAAAACCCTTGGGGACGCAATCGCCTACCTCGAGCATCTGCTAACCCGAGAGGGCCGAGTCTACCTCATGACCGGCCACAAGTCCAAGGGCCTCGAGTTCAACCGCGTTTGGTTCCTCGACCCTGGCCTCTGCCGCATCGACCGAGACCAGGACGCGAACATCAAGTACGTCATTGAGACCCGCGCGAAGGATTTTCTCGCCTACGTCTCGACCGAGACCTTTGTGGCCGCAGCGGACTGATTTCCCCGTCGGCGGAGTCTGGTATGGTCTTATCACTTAATGATAGGGCCATACCTTACTCAACAAGACCCTTTACAAACCGCCCCGCGTATGGTAAAAGACCATACCAACCGGAGTCCGCCATGACCCTTTCACCCGCCACAATCATCGCAACAGCCGCTTGCCATACCTGTTGCGCCATGCGGAAACAGCCATGTTCATTCAACCGGACTGAAGACCCCGAAGGCCGCCGCCATTCTGCCCGCGACTCACATCCCGACAGAATCCGCCGCGCCATGAAAATAATTCACGATTTCGAGTGCTTGCCAGTTGACACCGCCGCCAAAATTTGGCAATATACAAGAACAGAAAACGCGGATTGACACAACGTCCACCCCGCAAAAACAAAACCCGGTCAGATAGGAGAATCAAATGACCCAGAAAGAAATCACCGTTCAAGGCATCGTCGTTTCCGTTTCCGCGCCCTACATCGCGGGCCACGCAATCACGGACGCCGAGGCCAAGGCCCTGAACCAAGTTCGCGCCGAGAACGTCGCTAACAACGTCCGCAAAGGCGTGCAGGACATTATCGAGGCCGCAGGCGGCAAAGAAGCCCTGACCGCTGAGCATAAAGCTGCGGCCCAGGCCCTCGTCGCTGAGAAAGATGGCGTGTACGAGTTCACCCTCGCATCCGTCGGCGGCGGGCGCGCTCCGATCGACCCGCTGGTCAAAGAGTGCCGCGCCGTCGCCAAGACCTTCCTGACGCTCAAGCTGAAGGAGAAGGGCCTGACCCAGAAGGAATACGCCGCATCCAACGGCGAGGACGCCTTCACAGCCAAGGTCATCGAGCTGGCCGACAACCCCGAGATCATCAAGATCGCCAAGAAGAACCTGGCGACTCGCGAAGGGCTGGCCAACATCAGCCTGTAAGCTGGTCAAAACAACGTGGCCGCCGAGCGAAATCTTGGCGGCCACCCGCACCTCAAAACCGCAGCACAAGGGAGCCAACTATGCAATATCCAACCTTCCCCGGAGTTCAAGTCGTCGGTATGCACTTCCGCCCTAACGGAAAGGCCATCGTCGAGAGCCTACTCGCGCCCGCCTCCTTCGACCTCGAGCGCGAGCCCGGCAATTCATATGACCCCTACGCCATCAAGGTCATGTACGACGGCGAGCATATCGGCTACGTCGAGCGCCAGCAGGCCATGTTCATCGCGCCGTGGATGGATCAGGGCGTTGAGTACGCTTGCATCGCGACTGAGTTCCGCGAACACAACCGCAACCTCTATCCGATTGTCACAATCGAACCAGCGGATGCCTGATCTTCCCCTCATCCACTATCTCTACCAAGCCCTAAACTCAGAGTCGGGGATCGTCTTATCCACCTCCGACCCTGAGCGGCTTCGGCAGAAACTTTACGCTGAGCGCAAGAAAGACCCCGACCTTTCCTGCATCTCCATCAACATTTCTCGGTCGCAGCCCGAGTCCCAAATATGGTTGATAAAGAAATGAAAGCCTCAATCAAGAAACACACACTAAATCTCCGGGACGGCGATTGGGACTATCTCGAGTCCATGTATAAGCCAAACGGGATTGCGACTGCCGTGGCCGTCCGCACCATCATCTCAAACTTTGTGGACAAGAAGCGGACTGAGGAGGCCCGGCGGTCCGGCGCCTCAATCCACGACATGGACGTTGACATTGACTAAATTCCCGCCCCTCGTCAAAACAATCTGGCGAAAGAGCGGCTGGGGCTACAGAACAAGAAACGCCTTTCGCCAGTATGTCACCGTGTTCTCCGGCCCCAACACGCCAGTCACAACTTACCTCACCATAAAAGCGGCCCTCGCTTTTATCCGCAAAAACGAGCAAAACCCACTGGAGTCACCATGCCCGACGAGGCCCCCACAGACATCAACGAGCTTTTCTCCCGCGACCCCATGAAGCTATCCGAGGCCGACATTGACCGGATCATCATGGAGTTCCGCAAGCGCCGCAACATCTTCAACGCGAACCCAGCCGCCATCGCCGCCAAGCCCGCCGGAAAAGTCCTGACCGACAAGGAAAAGGCCGTGTCCTCCCTCAAGATCGAGTTTGACCTATGACCGCGCTCACCGCAAAGAAGAAGTCATTTACTAACGGCGTTCAGATATTCTGGGACGCAACGTCGCTCGACCTCGCGCAATCCTGTCCCCGCAAATACTACTATTCCATGATCCGAGGCATCCGGCCGAAAGAGCAATCCGTTCACCTCCTATTCGGCGGCCTCTACGCAACGGCCCTCGAACACTTCTACAAATACCGCGCCCTCGGCCAGTCCACCGAGGCGGCCCTTCGGCTCGTAGTCCACGAGGCCCTCATCGGCTCTTGGGACGCGGAAAGGGGCGGGCCGAAAAGCTTCGATGACCCGAAGAAAACCCGAGCGGCCCTCATCCGCACAATCATCTGGTACGTTGAGCAATTCGGCGTCGAGACTGAGGCCGGCCTCCGCACCTACCACCTCCAAGACGGCAAGCCCGCCGTTGAGCTTTCCTTCTCCCTCGAGCTCAACGCGGATATTGTCTATTGCGGCCACCTCGATCGCGTGGTCCAGATGGGTGACGAGCTTTACGTCATGGACCAAAAGACAACCGGAGGAACTGTTGGCACCTACTACTTCAACAACTTCTCCCCGTCGAACCAGATGAGCGGCTACGCCCTAGCCGGACAGATCATCCTAGCCTCCCCTGTCCGCGGGGTCATCATTGACGCGGCCCAGATCGCCGTGAACTACACCCGGTTCGAGCGCGGCGTTACCTCCCGCTCAAAAGACCAGCTTGAGGAATGGCTTCAAGCCACAATCCAGTCAATCGGCGCCTTCCAGCAGCAAGTGACTCCGGCGCCCGAGGCCGAGGCAACCTACCCGCAAAACCCGACGGCCTGCGGGAATTACGGTGGCTGCTCCTTCCGCATCCTTTGCAGCCGCAGCCCCAAGGTCCGCGAGAATTTCATCCAGTCCGACTTCACTTCCCACAACTGGGACCCTGCAACGCCGAGGTAATCCATGACAACTCTATCCGATCACAAATCCTCCGATTTCGTGAAACTCCTTTTCATCGGCAATTCTGGCGCAGGAAAGACTGGAGCCCTGACCCCGCTTGTTTCGGCGGGCTACGAACTCCGCATCATCGACCTCGACTCCGGCCTCGACGCCCTCGTCAATCACATCAAGGAAATCGACCCTAAGCTGCTGGCCGCCGTGCAGTTCGAGTCCTTCCGCGACAAGATGAAGATGACCGCCTCCGGCCCTGCCGTCATCGGCAGCCCAAAAGCCTACGTCCAGACCCTCAACGCGCTGGAAAAGTGGCCCGCTGATAACACTGACCCGGCCAAATGGGGACCGAAGAAAGTCCTCGTCATCGACAGCCTGACCAATCTTGGCCGAGCCGCCTTCCAGTGGGCGCGGGCCGCAAACCCGATGTCAAAAGACCCTCGCCAATGGTACAAGGCGGCCCAAGACCTGATCGAGGATTTGATTGCCAACGTCACCTCCGACTCATTTGAAACCAACGTCATCATCATTTCCCACGTTGAGATGACCGAGACAAACGGCACATTCAAGGGCTTTGCCAGTTCCGTTGGCAAGGCCCTCGGCCCCAAAATTCCGCGCTTCTTCAACACCCTGCTCCTGTCCGAAACATCCGGCAGCGGCAAGAACGTCAAGCGCAAGATCAAAACCCTGCCAACGGGCTTGATCGACCTGAAAAACCCGGCCCCGATGAAGATGGAAGCCGAGTATGAGATTTCTGACGGCCTTCTCCAGATATTCAATATCTTGAAGGCACAGAACTGACCGCCGGAAAGACGGCACTTTTCACAACTTTTGGAGAAACCAACATGAAGTTTTCAGACGCACTCGACCGCAAACTCGAAGAAATCAAGCGCCCGCCCGTCCTGCCGATCGGCCATTACATCTGGCAAGTCACCAAGCACCCGGAAATTGATGAGTTCGAGTCCTCGAAAACCGGCACCTCGTTCGAGCGTGTCACGATCAACCTCACCTGCGTCCAGGCCTCCGACGACGTGGACACTGACGACCTGGCAAACTACGGCAACGTCCAAGGCAGCCAGAACCGGAAAAGCTTCCTGTTCTCAGCCTCGGCCGACGACAAGGCCAGCTTCGAACGCTCGATGTTCAACCTTCGCCGGTTCCTCGATCATTGCGGCGTGGACGAGACGCTCCCGATGAACGAAGCCCTCGCCGCCGTGGTGGGGATGCAGTTCCTGGGCGAGCTTACTCACCGGCCCGACCCGAACGACCCTGAGATCGTTTACGCCGAAGTCGGCCGCACCGCTCAAATCTAAGCCAACAGGGGACGGCGGCTCACGTTGCCGTCCCCATTTTCATTGGGAGCAAATCATGGCAGAACAAACCAAACCGCGGAGAGTGCAATTCCTGCACGAGGGCGCAAAACTTACTAACGGCGATCGGGATATTGAGTACGGAACGCCGTATGAGAACCTGGGAAACTGCGCGGTGCTTTTCACGGCATATCTCGCGGCGAAGTACGGCGAGCTTCTGCACGGATTTGTGCTGACCGCCGAGGACGTGGCCTGGCTTAACGTCCTCCAGAAAATGGCCCGGACCTTCAACGGCAGCTCCAAGCCTGACACCTACATCGATGCTGCAACTTACTCGGCCATCGCCGGTGAGTGCGCCGAAGAAAAGCGGTCAGCATGACCAGCGGAACCTTCGACTACATCGCCGTTTCCTCCATCATCATTGACCGGGAAAATCGCCAGCGGCGCGAACTCACCGGCATCCCCGAGCTTGCCAAATCCATCGCGGATAACGGCCTGATCAATCCAATCGTCATCACGCGAGACCTTGTTCTCGTCGCCGGGGAGCGCCGACTCACGGCCCACAAACACCTCGGCTTTGACCTGATCGCCGTGCAATATCTCTCTGATCTCGATGATGAACAAACCGCAATCATCGAGCTCGAGGAAAACATTCGGCGGGAAGATCTCCCGTGGCAGGATCACGTCAAGGCCGTTTCTCGCTTTCACGAAATCCGCTCAAAGCAGGCCGCGGCCACCAACCAAACCTGGAGCCAGGACGCAACGGCCGCCGAACTCGGTATGTCCCAAGCCAACATCGCAAAACATCTCCTCGTGAAAAAGGCGATGGACCTCGGCATCAAGGACGTGATTGACTCGCCTAAACTCACAACGGCGGCCAACTTTGCCGGGCGGCTCCAAGAGCGGAAGAAAACCACCTTGCTCCGAGAATTGCGCCAAGAGCCGTCAGTGGCGTCAGTGGCATCTGACCTCGAGGGTGATCTGATCTCGCCCGATGACGAGCCCCCGGCTACCTCTGCCCCGACCCGCTACGCCGAGATCATCAACACAAACTTCCTCGCTTGGTCGCTCGAAGTCCGCGAGTTTCCCTACAACGTGATCCACTGCGACTTCCCCTACGGCATTTCGGCGGGCAATACGATTGGCCAGTCCAGCGCAAAATCCTTCGGCGGCTACTTGGACAGCGCAGATATTTACTGGGAATTGCTCGAAACCTTCCTCGCCCGGCAGGACCGCTTCGTTGCCCCCTCGGCCCATATGCTATTTTGGTTCAGTATGAAATACTACACCCCGACCGTCCAGAAATTGCGGGCAGCGGGCTGGCGTGTCGATGACTTCCCCTTGATATGGCACCGCTCGGACAATGCCGGAATATTGCCCGATGCGCAACGGGGGCCGCGCCGGACGTATGAAACGGCCCTATTTTGCACCCGTGGCGACCGAAAAACCGTCAAAGCCGTGGCCAATTCCATCGCCGCCGTGACAACAAAAAACTACCACATGAGCGAGAAGCCGATGCCGGTCCTCGAGCATTTCTTCCGCATGATTATCGACGAGACTTCCCTCGTCCTCGATCCGACTTGCGGGAGCGGTAATGCGATCAAGGCCGCCGAGGCCGCCGGTGCAAATTGGGCAACCGGCCTCGAACTATCCCCCGACTACGCCGAGGGCGCCAGACAAAATCTGGGGCTGTAAATAGACCTTGACACTAGCTCGGTATGGCTTTATCATTAAGTGATAGCGCCATACCGACCTGCGGGAGCCACTACATGCACAAACCAGTCTTTATTATAGGCGAGGCCCTTGGCGAGGAAGAAGAACGGCGGAACGAGGCCTTCGCAGGCCCGGCAGGTTCTGTCCTCCACGGCATCCTCCGCCAAGCCGGAATAGCCAAAGACGACTGCTATTTCACAAACGTCTTTAACTTCAGGCCGCGCGGGAACCGCCTTGACTCAGTTCTAACCGGCAAGCCCAACGCCATTGCAAACTACCGCCCGATCTCAGCCGGGAAATACGTCGACAAACAATACCAGCCTGAGCTCGATCGCCTGCAAGCCGAACTCGATGCGGTCAAGCCCAACGTAATTCTTGCCCTCGGCAACTACGCGCTTTGGGCCGTCTGCAAAAAGACCGGCATCAAGCGGTACAGGGGCAGCCCGCTTTATTCCCACGACGCTCGCTGGAAAGTCATCCCGACCTGGAGCCCGGCCTCTGTCCTCAAACAGTGGGAAATCCGCGTAGTCATG